CGCCGGACTCAACGGCCTGAACGCGATTGATTTTACGGGGGACGATAAGTCTCTGGCAAATTCACCGGACTTCATGCCCGGCGCGTCATCCTCCTTTGTGTTTGTGATCCGGTCAACTGACACGCGCTCAATCCTACTCACTGGGGGAGGGGGGAACCGTGCAGTCGGCATTATTGACTCAGGCTCATCCGCAGCAACCCAAGATGGATCAGGATCGCCTTCAATATTCATCGGTGGCGTGCCGCTTTCTCCCGCAACGAGGGGCGCGCTTTACACCGGCACAACTGGGGTAACCACCATTGTGGTTGTCCGAGGGGCAAACACAAACTTCGGCGGACAAGAGTGGACCGAAATCAGGCTGTGCGATTATACGGGGGCCTCGGTTTTTGATTACACCGGGCTCGTTGGCGAATTTGTTGCAATGAACGCACCCACGACAGCGGAGCTTAACGCCCTCGGCGCATATCTCGGCACGAAGTGGGACGCATCATGGACTGACATCACATGACCCGCATCTTGGAGTTCACAACGGAGGCCGAAGCGAACGCTTGCGCGGCTGACATCGACGCGCAGGCGGTGGGCTACTGGGCAGATCTGGGATTTACGATCACCGACGGCGAGCTTGTCTCCCGGAACGCCGCCACGGGCTTTGACGATCCAGCGGCACAGCGGACCGTTCGATGGTCAGCCCCTGCCGTTTCGACGGACGAGACGTGGTGGGTCGTGTCATTGGTGGGCACACCATACGAAAACGCCATGATGGGCTTGCGTGAGCGGCACACTTTTACCGAGCGCGACATGCCAGCGTGGGGGAGCGGTCCATGATCGCTGCCCGCCTCCCATCGGAGCGTGCCATATGAGCGGGGCCAACAACGGGGAGCGCCCGTTTTCAGTCACGGCGATCGTCGCCTGGACGGTTCTGGCCGGTGTTATCGGCGTCGGTTTCTGGGTCGGCCAACGCACAAGCTCGCTTGATGAAATTGAGCGGCGCCAAGACCGCAGTGAGGTCCGCGTCACGGCGCTGGAAGCCCGCCAGTCTGCCGTCGAGCGCGACGTCGCTGTGATCTTCACGCGGCTGGAGGAAATTTTGCGGGTGGTCAATCGTTTGGATGCCCGTTTCGAGCGGATGGAGGTCGAAATCGGGGACAAGCTGCACGTCGGGTCAAACAACTGATGCCCGAAATCAGCCCCAGCCGCTATGTCGTCTCGGCTGGATGGGACGACGTTCCGCACCTCGACGCCGCCACCAAGGCGGAATTGCTCCGGGGCACGCTGCCCCACCTGCGCGGCCCCCGTTCAAGGGGCACGCCATCGCTCGGCGCCGGTGCGATCTACCCGATCCCGTGGGACGAGATCGTCGTGAAGCCGTTTGAGATCCCCGACTATTGGCCGCGCGCCTACGGCATGGACGTTGGTTGGAACAAGACGGCGGCATTGTGGGGGGCATGGAACCGCGAGGAGCGGACGCTCTACGTCTACTCCGAGCATTACCGCGGGCACGAAAAGCCGGCCGTTCACGCGGCCGCTATCAAGGCCCGGGGCGACTGGGTTCAAGGCGTGATCGACCCGGCGGCGAATGGGCGGGCACAGAAGGACGGCGAGCAACTGATGATCGCCTATCGGGAGCTCGGCCTTCACATCACCAACGCGGACAACGGCGTCGAAAGCGGGATCTACGCGGTTTGGGAGGGCTTGAGCGAGGGCCGCATCAAGGTTTTCAACACGCTCAGCAATTTTCGCCACGAATATTCACTCTACCGCCGCGACGAAAACGGCAAGATCATCAAGAAAACCGATCACGCAATGGATTGCCTTCGATACCTGGTCGCCTCTGGGCGGCTGGTTGCTCGCGTCCGCCCGGTAGGCAACGCCGGGTGGTCCAAATCATCGACAAGACCTGCTGACGGGAGGGCTGGCTACTGATGGCCTACAACACGCAAGACGCCGCCACCGTCAAGGATGGCGATGAAAACGCACAAAAGATGAACGCATCGTCTCGCGTTCTTGATGACCTGAAAACGGAAGTCCGCCGCCGCGAGGGGGATCGCTCCGAGCTTGAGGTGCGGTGGCTGGACGACCTGCGCCGGTTCCATGGCGTCTATGACGAGAAGACGCAAAAGCTGCTGGACGACAGTGAGCGCAGTCAGGTGTTCGTCAACGTGACGCGGGTGAAGACCAACGCCATGGCCGCGAAGCTGAGCGACATGCTGTTTCCGACCGACGATTTGAACTGGGGCATCGAGGCGACGGCATATCCCCAGCTTGTGCGCGTTGCGCTCGAAGCCACTCAGATCACCGACGAGGCGACGGCCACCGCTCAGGCTCAGCAGGGCCAGCCCGGCGCAGAGGCGGCAGGGCAGCTTGCCAATTCTGCCGCGTCGGTGTCTCAGAAATTGGTGGCGGAGCGTGAGGAGGCTGTGAGGCGCGCTGCGGGCATGCAGGAGCAGATCAAGGATCAGCTTGACGAGTCAAATTGGCCCGCCAAGGCTCGCGTCGTCATCATGGATGCGTGCAAGATGGGCGCCGGGGTCGTAAAGGGCCCGATCGCCGGTGGCAAAAAGCGCCGCGGCTGGAAAAAGTCGTCCGCTCCGCCGGGTGAAGAAGATCGCCTCCCCGAAGACGCTTTCGATCTGGTCTGGACCGAGCCCGAACAGCCGACCGTGAAGCGCGTGGACCCGTGGAATTTTTTTCCTGACATGAGCGTGGCCAACGTCGAGGACGGCGAGGGTGTTTTTGAGCGCCACATGCTGAACAAAAAGCAGATGCGCGAGCTTGCGAAGGAGGATGGGTTTGACCGCGACGCAATCCGTCGGATCATTCAAACCCCGGCCAGCACAAGCGAAAGCGCGTATCTGTCCGAGCTGCGCGCCATAGGCGAGGGCGCGGTGACGACAGACAAGGGCTGCTACTGCGTCTGGGAATACTCGGGGCCGATCGAGGCGGGCGACCTGAAGGGGCTCTACGAGGACGCCGGTGACAAAGAGGGCGCGGACGAAGCTGAGGAATACGACATTCTGGACCAGGTGAACGCGATCGTCTGGTTTTGCGATTATGAGATCCTGAAGGTGGCGCCCTACCCGCTCGACAGCGGCGAGACGCTGTATTCGGTGTTTCGCATCGAGCCTGACGAGGCGTCAATTTTTGGCCGAGGGATGCCGTCGCTTCTCAACGACGCGCAGAGCATCATCAACGGCGTCTGGCGGATTATCCTCGACCACGGCGGCGCCACGGCGGGTCCGCAAATTGTCATCGACAAGACGCAGATCGAGCCGGAAGACGGCGATTGGATACCGCGGTCTTTCAAGGTGTGGAAGCGCGACAGCATTGGAAACATGGGGGGCGCGAAGCCGTTCGATATGTTCCAGGTCAACAGCGCGCTTGGGGAAATGCTCGCGATCGAGCAGCGCGCCATGATGCTGGCGGATGAGGTTGCAGGCATGCCCGCGTTTGCGCAGGGCGAGCAGGGCACGGGCGTCACGAAGACCGCGCAGGGCATGGCGATCCTCACGTCGGCGGGCAACATCGTGTTCCGCAAGATCGTGAAGCAGTTCGATGACGACGTGCCCGAGACGCTGATCCGGCGATTTTTCGACTGGAACATGCAGTTCAGCCCGCGCGAGGAAATCAAGGGCGACCACAAGGTCATCGCGCGCGGCTCCAGCGTCCTAATGGTGCGCGAGATGCAGGCGCAAAACCTGATCGCCATGGCGGATCGCTACGGGGGCCATCCAGTGTTCGGCCCCATGCTGCGCGACAACGGCCTGCCGCTTTTGCGGCGGATCATGCAGGCGCACATGCTGAAGGCCGACGAGATCATCCTGACCGACGATGAGTTCAAAAAGATGCTGGACGACATGGCGGCTCAGGCAGCGGAGGCGGAGGGCGATGGCGGCGCCGAGCAGCGGCGAATGGAGATCGAGACGCGCAAGATCGAACAGGCCGACGCAGAGCTCGACGCCAAGGTTGGCATGGCTAACGCCGCCAACGAGATGGCCAAGGAAATCGCCATGATCCAGCAGGATACCGCGATGATGACTTCCGCGGAGGCTTCCAACAAGGGCGACGCCGATCGCGCCGCCAAGGCGTTCGACAGGCGCGAGGACCGTGCCAGCAAGGAGCGCGGCGTGGCGGTCGAAGTTGGAATGCAGGAGCGCACCGGCGTCAGTTCCGGCGGGTCCGTCTGATGAATGCCCCCCGCGTTGATCGCCACAGCGATACGTGGCGATGCGTGAACGAACGCGCCAAGGAAATGCTGGACCGCGCCCGCCTCGTCACCGAGGCGCATGGCGTTGACATGCCAGACACCGAGTTTGCCCGAGGCCAAATTGCGGCGCTTCGGGCCATCCAAAGCCTTGGGGAACCACCCAAAGGCTGACGAAATCGCGTCTTGGACCGGCGGCCATGCCGCTTCTCCCTGACCGATCCCGGCAAAGCTCCCCTCGTGGGACCGGCGCCACCCCTGACCACCCGAAAGGGAATACCTCATGGCGATTGAGCCTGATGATGCGTCTGCGCAAGCGGACGGCTTAGACGACGCTGACGTTCTCTGGTCCGAGATGCTCAAGCAATTCCCGGATGAAGGCGACGAACGCCAGCAAGACCCCGATGCCGAGGCCGGCGACACGCCGCCCGACGCTGACGAGAGCACTGCTGGTGACAACGATGACGATCCCGACGGCTATGACGACGAGGACGAGGACGGCGCCGACAAGGTGGCCGCTCTTCGCGCTGAAAACGTCAAGCTGCGCGGCGACCAACGGTCGGCACAGGGACGTCTCGCGGCCATGCGCAAGCAGATGGCCGCGGTAACTGAGGCGGCGGGAACCGAAGACTTCGCCGCTGCCAGGGCGAGCGTTTTGGAGGACTTCCCGGAGATTTCCGC